ATGAAAGCCGCATACTGCGAAATCAAACGGGGCCGGAACTGCGTGACGGTCAATTACTATTCTAAGGAGGGATACGGCCTGGAGCTGGGCTGCCGCAAGCTGGAGCGGGAGCGCCGGGAGGCGTATGCGGCAAAGCGGCGCAGGCTGAACAGAATTAGGGAGAACATCGGGGCGGGCGTTGGTATGCTGGGATTTCTGCTGCTTCTCTGTGCGGGAGGAACTGAGGAAATTTCCGTGATTGTCATGACCGGGGCCGCCGGGCTGGCGTTGATGGTACTGGGCGGATGGCTGGGCCATGCGTTCTACGGCCAGGAGGAAAATGCAGAGTGGCTGCGCCGGATGCGGGAACGGGGAGAAGTGGAATGACCGAGGAACGAGAGGCCATCCACCGGCGGGCAATCGAAAGAGAGCGGGAAAACCGCTGGAACGCAAAAGGCCGGGCCTGTGTCACCCATCCTAAGTACGGTTCTGTGGTGGTGCCGCACAGCTCCAACCTCGCGGCCTTGATGAATGCGGCGGAATACTGGGGCTGCGACTGGTCGGAGATCACCGGCGCGTCGGTCATGGTGGCAAAACCAGGAGACGGCCCGGCAGTGAAACCGAAAGAGTTTTGCAACCTGGTTGCAAGTGATTTGAGATGATCGGAGGAACTGAATATGAAAGTGAGAATTAACGCCCATGGAAATGCCTTGCCGGAGGCTCACGGAGAATGGATTGACCTTTGCACAGCAGAGGACACCACACTGAGCTTTCTGGAGTACAAGATCATTTCCCTGGGCATTTCTATTGAAATTCCGGTGGGCTACTACGCCCATATCGTGCCGAGGTCGTCCACATTTGGGAAGTGGGGCATCCTGCTTGCCAACAGCATGGGTGTGATCGAGAACGATTACTGCGGCGACGGGGATGTGTGGGGCTTCCCGGCGGTGTGCCTGCGCAAGGACGGGACAACCATTCCAAAGGGAACACGCATTTGTCAGTTCCGGCTTGTGGAGAAAGCGCCGCCTGTTGAGTTTGTGCAGGTGGAGAGCCTGGGAAATGAAAACCGGGGCGGATACGGAAGCACCGGAGAGCGGGCGGGTATGACCGAGAGCAGACAGCCGCAGGAAATGCCGGGCCAGAGAATGAGCCGGGTCGAGCGGATGTTTGGGAGCCGTGATAGCTGGGCTACACCGGCGGCGGACGATGGACAGGGGCCGTATAAGGGGTTCTTGATGATCGAGTGCGAGGAGTGCGGAGCGGTCAAAGCGTTCTGCGCAAAGCGGGAGACCTACGGATTTAAGTGTTCCTGTGGGCATGAAACCCCGCTGGAAAATTTGCGCCCGCTGTTCATGCACTGCAAATGCGGAAAGAGCTTCCGATACAAAACCAATGTCACGGCACAGACCATCACCCACACCTGCCTGAATTGCAAGGCTCCGGTGGACATGGAGCTGAACAGCAAAGGTAACGCGTATGTGACTGTTGGAGTGAGAAAGGGGCAAGCATGAAAAAGTTTTTTGAAATCTTGTCTGCTGCGTTGTTCTTAGCGGTGACGGTAACTTGGGCCGCAGCCCTTATTCTGGCCGGGCCTGCACTGCTGAAACTCTGTATTCTGTACCTGTTTGGATAAGGAGGGGCAGACATGAAGCTGTCAAAGTATGTGAAGCTGGTCAAGGGCGGCGGATATTGCATGGTCGCCCATGTGGAAGATAGCGGGATTTGGCTGGGAACCAGATCGGCAATCTTCCGAGCAACCGAGCTGCCGGACATGGTGGGAGAAGAACAGGTGCGTACGGTTCTGGATATGCCGGAAAAGGCATGGGAGAAAGTTCATTTTGACGAGCGCTGGGAGGGCACAGTTAAAAGCATCTTCGGGATGAACCTTTCTGACTATGCGGACGGCGAGCAGGACACCGAAAAACTGAAAGTGATGGCAGCGCCGGATGGGCTTTGGTGCGATTGCCGCCGGAGCATGGATGATGGTGAGCTGATCTTTTACCGCGAGGCGATGCTCTCTCCCCTGGCGGAGCAGATCAAGGAAAGCGACTACATCAGGTACACGGTCAGAAAAATGGAGGGCGGCCAGCGGTATTTGGTGGTGCATGACGGGTTCGAGGTGCTGGCGGCGATCATGCCGGTGCGGATTGTGACCGAAAAGTATCTGGCAGACCTGTCGGAGTTTCAGGCGCTATGCACCGAGCAGTTTTACCGCGAGCAGGCGCGGGGAGAGTTTGCGGCCCAGGAGACCGAGGAGCCGGATGCGGAGCAGATCGGGATGGAGGATGGAGAGGAGTGAACGGAGCGCTTTTGTCATCCAAGAAGATGGATTACTGCACACCAAAGGAGTTCTTTGCAGAACTGGACAAGGAATTTCATTTCGCATTGGACGCAGCGGCGACAGAAGCCAGTGCAAAGTGTGCAGCATTTTACACCCCGGAAAATGACGGGCTGACAAAGCCGTGGAATATTGCGGGGGGGGGCTGTGTTCTGTAATCCACCTTACGGACGAGAGATTGGGAAGTGGGTGCGAAAAGCATACGAGGAAGCGCAGAGCGGGGCCACCATTGTTCTGCTTATCCCGGCCAGAACGGACACCAGTTATTTTCACAACTACATACTGGGACACGCGGAAATCCGGTGGGTGCGAGGGCGGCTGCGGTTTGAGGATGAAGATGGGATGGTTTACCCACCTGCGCCATTCCCGTCCATGGTGGTGGTCTACAACAGAAAGAAAGCAGAACGGGATGGAGGTTACAACGGAAAATGAAAACTGAAACCGTGGAAGCTCGGGCGGTAAAGATTGCTGCGAAAATTATGCAGGCAGATGGACTTTGCCGTTACGATGATGTGGACAAGTGCCGCAGGGTATATGCGACTAAGGAAACCTGCGAGCGGTGCATCCATTCGTGGCTGCTGACCAAGGCGAAAGTGGAGCTAATCAGAGAGGGGAAAATGAAGCATGAATGTTGAAAGAGCGCGGGAAATTCTCGACCCGGAACATCGGGAGAACTACGACGGTATGGAGGCTGTAAATGAGGCTTGCCGGATGGGGCGGGATGCGCTGGGGAAACTGGTGCCGCTGCGCCCCTATCCTGACGGCGATAAAAGTATCATGGCCTGTCCCCGCTGCGGGAGCGGCGAATACCTGCACAATGAGGACGGGAATGAGCAGAACTTCTGCGGGCAGTGTGGGCAGGCTATCGAATGGAGATAAGCCATGAGGACTGAAAAAGTCGAGATGCGGCCTGTGCTGAAATATCCGGGGAGCAAGTGGAAGATGGCCGAGTGGATCATATCGCTTATGCCGCCGCACAAGAGCTACCTGGAACCGTTTTTTGGAAGTGGAGCAGTCTTTTTCAAAAAGGAGCCAAGCCGCATTGAAACCATCAACGATATGGACGGCGAGATCGTCAACCTGTTTCGATGCATCCGGGAAGAACCGGAGGAGTTGATGCGGTGTGTGACCATGACGCCATACAGCCGAGCGGAGTATGAACAGGCGTGGGGAAAATTTCGGTTCCGCGCTGGTGTTCCGAGCGTGGGGGTGGAAGCGGCCAGGATGACGCTGGTTCGCTATTGGCAGAGCCACGGGAGTACATCTGTTTACAAGGGCGGATGGAAAAACGACCGCGCAGGCAGAGAATACGCCTATGATATGCGCTACTGGAGACAGCTGCCGGAATGGATAGCAGCAGCGGCGACCAGGCTGAAAGATGCACAAATCGAACAGGCCCCGGCGGTGGATGTGATACGGCGTTTCCAACACCCGGAGGTGTTGATCTACGCAGACCCGCCCTATGTGATTTCCAAGCGAAAAGGACGACAGTATGTTGTGGACATGGTGGAGGACGCGGAGCATATCGAATTGCTGGAAGCGCTGAAAGACCATACAGGGCCGGTCATTCTATCCGGGCATGACAACGAACTGTACGACCGACACCTACAGGGGTGGATGAAGCTACATAAAAAGGCGTTGGCTGAGGGGGGTGGGAAAAGGACGGAAACTGTGTGGCTGAACTATGAACCACAGGTAACATTGATTGGAGATAAGCTATGACAAATAAGCAGACGAGGAGCGGAAAAAGCCAGCTCAATTTTCTTGACGAGATCATAGTGGACAACTTTGCGGGGGGCGGCGGGGCCTCCACAGGCATGGAACTGGCAACAGGGCGTCCGGTGGCAATCGCCATCAACCATGACCCTGATGCAATCCTAATGCACCGGACAAACCACCCCTACACGGAACACCTGCAAGCGAGCGTGTGGGATGTAGACCCGAGAGAGGTTTGCCGGGGCCGTCCGGTGGGGCTTGCGTGGTTCTCGCCGGATTGTAAGCACTTCTCCAAAGCCAAAGGCGCGGCGCTGGTAGACCGGAATATCCGGGGCCTTGCGTGGATTGTGCTGCGATGGGCCGGGACTGTCCGCCCGCGGGTGATTATCCTGGAAAATGTGGAGGAGTTCGTTACCTGGGGGCCTGTACGAAAAGGAAAACCGGTGAAGAAAAAAGCCGGACAGACCTTTCAAAAATGGAAGCGGCAGCTTCTGGAGCTGGGGTATCAGGTTGAACACCGGGAGATCGTTGCGGCAGACCTGGGAGCGCCGACCACAAGAAAACGCTTTGTGCTGGTTGCTCGCTGCGACGGGCGGCCTATCGTGTGGCCGGAACGGACGCATGGGCCGAGAGATAGCGAGGAGGTACGAGATGGGCGGCTGATGCCATGGAAAAGCGCGGCGGAGATCATCGACTGGAGCGTACCTTGCTACTCTGTATTTGCCAGTAAGCGGGAGCTGAAAGAAAAATATGGTGTGAACGCCGTCCGGCCACTGGCGGATAACACCATGCGGCGGGTTATCCGGGGCGTGGACAAGTTTACCATCCGAAGCGGTCGCCCGTTCATCGTGGAGTGCAACCACGGAGGGGACGGACACGCAAGAAGTACAGAGGAACCGGTAAACACCGTTACCAGAAAATATACCGGGGGAATTTGCGCACCCGCTCTTGTGCCGTTCACATTCAGCAATACGGGCGGAAGTGTGGGGGAGAGTTTGCGCGGGCCAGTTGGAACAGTGAGAACCGCAGGAGGCCAGGTTTTAGCTGCGGCGAACATTATTCAGTACCACACGGAGCAGACGGAAAATGTTCGGGCGAATGGGCTGAGGATGCCGCTGCCGACGGTGGACGCCTCCAACCGGTACGGGCTGACCACGGCACAGTTTGTAGAATATTTCGGGAATGGGCAGCCGATTGATGTGAGAAAGCCGATGCACACGGTAACGAGCCACGACCGGGAGGCGATAGTCTGCGCCCACATCTGCAAATATTACGGAGGCGTGATAGGGGCGGAAGCGCAAGAGCCGCTGCCGACTGTGACGGCGGTTGACCACAATGCGGTAGCGGCGGCCCATATTGTCGAGTTCAAAGGGCAGGACATTGGGCAGGACGCAGATCGGCCACTGCGCACGATCACGGCGTCTGCCGGTGAATTTGCAGACTGCCGGGCAGAGCTGATGGAGGCGGGAAGCCAAGACCTGATGCACTGGCCGGAAGTCCGCGACCTGCTCAACCGCCATTGTGGGTATGAGATGGCAGACGATGAAATCCTGCTGCTGGAGATCGGCGGAGGGCTTTACTTTATCGCGGATATTCTTCTGCGGATGCTGACGCCGCGGGAACTCTATAACGCCATGGGCTTTCCGCCGGATTACATCATCGACCGGGATTACCTGGGCAACGAGTACGGGAAAACAAAGCAGGTGGCCCGGTGCGGGAACGCGGTATGCCCTCCCATGGCGACGGCCCTTGTACGGGCGAACCTGCCGGAGTGGTGCAGTCGGACGATCACGACCATGGAGGAGCTGGAAAAAGCTGTGACGGCATGACGAGAACTGCAACAATGGAGGCGATTTGATGGACTGCTATTACTGCAAAGCAAAGGAACACTGCATAGCTGCGGCGCAGCCGGGGTCAATGGTGTGCCTGGTGAACCGCATGAGATATGGAGGCACACACGCGGACGATCAGCCGCCCCGTCAGGCCGGAGGCTTTTGTCAATACTGCGGCCAGCCGCTGCGAGAGATCGGACAGGAACGGTTCTGCAACAATGTGAACTGTCGGAACCGGTATGTGAGCGTATGACGGGAGGCGGTTGTGGCATGAGCAAAAAGAATATGCGCCGTATCTCTATTCTGGTAACGGCGCAGACGGCAAAGAACCTGGAACGGCTGGCGTCCATGTGCGGATACCGAGAAATCGGGATGGTCGTGGACAAGCTGACCAGAGAAAAAATGATCTCCCTGCATACGGACGCTCTGATGCCGGGGGGAAGAAAGGGGAAACAGATATGAGATACCGGTGTAACTGCCCGGAATATGAGGAGCGGCCCTGTGACAACCCAAACGAAAAATTGGAGTGCGAGGAGTGCCAGTATGGAGAGATTGACCATCAGGAACAGTGACGGCAGCGTATCACAGCCGACCGGACTGAACTGGGCGGCTGCGTTGGAACGGCTTGCCGCCTATGAGGATACCGGATTGGAGCCGTGCGAGACAAGCGAGAAGTACGCAACTATTATGGCGTTCAACAGATTGCGGCTTAAAATCAGCCTTGCAAGGCTTTGCGAAATCTTGCAGGCCGAAACGGAGGGGCGGTGCGTGGTGCTTCCGTGCATGATTGGAGACACGCTAAACAAGTGTGTGAACCAAGCACGAGAGTTTGAGGAACTATACACAAAGCTCTATGCTGTAACAGGCTTTACAGCGGAGAAACTTTTGGAAATGTTCGCTGCTGGGTATGTGTTGCAAAAACCAGATTACTCAAAACAGTTGGCAGAGATGGCGAATTTAGCGGAGACAACAACGCCGAACGAATTGCCGAAGCGGCGCTGAGTGTGGTAGGGGAAAGTGAGGAGCAGAGATGAACGAGAAAACAGTTTATACCTGCACAGACCAGGAGCATGACGCCTGGGTGTGCGGGAAGTGCGGATACATAGAGAACTTTGAGGCAGACGGCCCGGAGGAAAACGGGTGGCGCTTCTGCCCTGCCTGCGGGCGGGAAATCGTGATTGCGGATAAAACATCAGAGCTAACGGAAAAACAATGGGACTGGATCATGGGACGGTTCAGCCGTGCGGAGTAGACGGAGGGGACTTTGATGATTGAACTGTGTCCTATGACACTGAAAGAAGCAAATGCCTATGTTGAACAACACCACCGGCACCACGGGCCAGTGGTCGGGCACAAGTTTTCAATCGGACTTTCTGATGGGGAGAAGATCGTGGGCGTTGCTATTGTGGGTCGTCCTGTGGCTCGCCACCTTGACGATGGGTGGACACTGGAAGTCAATCGCTTATGCACGGACGGCACACGCAATGCCTGTTCAATGCTTTACTCAGCCGCATGGAGGGCGGCCCGCGCGATGGGATATAAGCGTCTGGTGACATACATCCTTGACACAGAAAATGGAGCGAGCCTGCGGGCGAGCGGGTGGAAGTGTGTGGGGAAAGCTGGAGGCTTTCGCTGGACAGGTAAGCGCAGGCCGGAGGTAGACCTATATCCGGCGCAGATGAAAATTCGGTTCGAGAGGACAGTGGAAAGAGAGGCGGGGGAATGAGCCGGAGAAAAGATAACCCATCCAGCTGGCGGGTATGGCCCAAAGAGAAAAAGACCAGGAAGCCAGCGGACAAGCGGGATACAGAGGAGCTGGTGCGGTGCAAAGAGTGCTGCCACCTGGAGATCACTGGCTGTTACGGGGAATGTGGCCGGGGCTACCTGGGCATTGTGCGCCCGGATGATTATTGCAGCCGAGGACGGCGACGAGAAAAAAGAACCTGA